GTCCACATGGAACCCTTTCGGTTCTTATCGAAAGGAAATTCTATGCGAGACTATAAATCAACTGAAGGATCATATGGTTATAAAGTAACCCGTGATCCAGAGGCTCCTTGTGCTAATAACACACTTGGTGAGTACTCGGGGAGTGGCTTCACTGCCTCTCAACAAGCACGCGCCGATATTCATATCGGCAACCATGTTAGCACAACACACTATTCAGCGTATAGCAGGTCGATAACCTTGCTACCGTTTGAATTCACCGAAGACCGAACTATCTGGTTTAAATGTGCTGGGGTATGGTACCCCACTCACGTTAAATACGCAGGTACTCGGTTTCCGACTGTCCAGTGGGTACAACTTGTATCCAGTGGAAGTGTGCATGCTCCGATAGTTAGCAATAATGTTATTGCTACCGCTCGGAACAACTGTCTGTCTAACCTTTCCTCATCAAATGTTGACCTTGGTCAATCTATGGGTGAGGCTTTCGCAAATGCCGGTCAATTGACCGAGCAAGGTGTGAAAGTTGGAAGAGCACTTCTCTACGCCCGTAAAGGTCGTTGGAGAGATGCAGCCTATGCGTTAGGCTTCAGACCTGGAGAACTCGACACTACCATTGCCGATAACTTTCTTGCCTTTAAGTTTGGCTTGAAACCTATCGTTAACGACATGATGAATCTGCATAGCAGTATTCAGTCATCTTTTAACGAACAGGACGCAGTGATGCGTGCTAAAGGTATTGGAATTGGCCAGAAGGGGTCCTATTGGGCCTCTTCACGTCACGTAACAGGAAAGATGGAGATGGGATGCCAGGTTGGCGTCTCATACAAAATCTCCGATCCCACTTTGGCAGGATTAAACGCTATGGGTCTTATCAACCCTTTTGCGCTTGCCTGGGAACTGTTACCAATGTCTTTTATCGTCGACTGGTTCTTATCAGTCGGAGACTATCTTAAGGGCTTATCAGCCCCTATGGGTCTCACTTACTTAGCTGGTTATCAAACCAACTTTGTGAACACCGATGCCACCGTGACAGATCGCTCCTGGGAGTCGAAATACACGGGTTCATGGCCTCGGCATACGATAAAAGAGAAAGGGCATTACCGGTCTGTTTTAACCGGTTTCCCTATGCAGTCCTTGTCCTATAATTTCGGACTTGGAGGTGGTCAGGGCCTTGTGTTATCGGCCCTCGCTGCACAATTAAGTGGTTCAGGACAAGTCATGCGCTAATCGAGCGCTGGTCCCCCTGTGAATCACTAACTTAATGGAGGCTTTCATGCCTGCACTAACTAGCATCACGGTACAAGACCGTGAGACAACACCAGTTGACCACATTTATGTTCCAAGCGCCCCTGACGGGGACGTACAGAACTTTCGTGTGGCATCTGGTGTTCCATTCGGTGCCGAAACTCTTTCGATTTCGTCACGCATAACCGCAACTGGTATCCGTAAGGTCCAGGTACGGTTGGTCGACCCTGTAATTGCAACAGAAACTATCAACGGTGTTGACAGTTCTAAGTTCCTCCGCGATGCTCGCATCACGGTGTCGCTTTCTTTTGCTGCCGAATCGACTTTACAAGAACGCCAAAACGCGGTTGGCAAAACTGCCAACCTGTTGTCAGCGAGCCAGGCCTTTATGAACCTGGTCCTAACTGACCTCGAAGGGATGTACTAACGTGAGCTTTTCAGGCTTACGTTGGCTTCTCTCTAAGGTGAGACTCGATAGCACATTTGCTGTCATGTTCTCACTTTGCGTTTTATTCTTTTTGACTATCGCTGT